ATATCTGTTGCTTGATACTTACCATTAGCATAGTGTTGGTCATATGTATTACCAATATATGCTTTGACTTCGTTTAAAATTTTATCTTCGTTAAATTTATAGTTCACTTTTCCATTCCTTTGGTAGTGTATCTTCACTATACCATGTAAAATTATTTGTCTCTGCCCATTCAGCATGAGTTCTTTTTGTTTTATCTTTCCTCATCTTAGCACCCGGCATCGGAGAGAAGGGTTTCTGAAATAAGAATACCAGCTCATAGTCTTTAGGTAGTGCTTCTCTTATGTGTATGTACTTACTATACTCTGCATAATCCCAGAACCTACCTTTAGCTTCTAGTAAAATAGTTTTATCATCTATAACTTTTACAAAGTCAGGTTCGTATTTATGTTTAACAACATAGTTAATGTTATCCCAATGATGTTTCCATTCTTGAAGAACAGTCTCGTGTAGCGTAGCTTCCCATAAACTGTCATACCCTTTAGGTACACCAACCTTCTTAGGTCTTGGTTTTCTTGGTACTCTTCTAGGCATTCAGCTCCTCCAAATGAAAGTTAGGATTCTGTTTTACTTTTTTATAAAACCATCTGAGACTATAAGCACTTATCATGAATCTATTGTTAGCAAAGATGTGTGTTTGCTGTGGTAAAAATTCATGTAAGTTTTTCTTATTAATTTTACTAGCGTCTTCTCCTTCAGGGGTCATACTTTGAATCCAACTTATAAGTAATCCTTCAGCTTTACGTCTTAATAGTTTTGATTTTTTACCACTCATATTTGTGTTACCTCTATAACATTAGGAACTTTAGGTACTTGAGTTAAGTATCTGTTCCCGTTTGAATATTTAAATACTCTTAATCCTTTACCTTCGTTAGCATCTTTATGACACTCAAACTTATGTCTACAATACACACAACCTTTAGGCAGTTGCATGTTACCAGACTTACCATCGGGTATAGGATTATAACATCTTTCTGGTGGTGTCTTAAGCTTAACAGCTTTCTTGACACTACTTATTTTCTTTTTGATATTTGGTTTATCAAAGTCATCTGGTCTAAACATAGCTAACTCTCCTGACTCTTTATTCAGGGCAAGGAATCCACCATTGTTTGTACCTTCTGCTTCTTCGTAACCTGCTAGTTGAGCCATGTATCCAAACGCATCTTGCTCTGCCAGTGTACCATCTTTAAATTTCTTAAAGGCAAAGCCTGAAGCAGTCTTAACATCAACAACTTCTCCATCAATAACACAGTCCATGTGTCCTTTGATTCCGGATACTGTTATTTCTTTCTGTTCACTTGTTACTTCATGTCCGGATAACTTAACAAGAAATAAAACTATCTCTTCAAGTAGATGTCCATATAAGAACTTAATGAATAAAGAGGGTGGCATTCTTTCAGGAGTGCCTTCTGATTTCATATCATACCATAGCTGTCTTTCTTTCCTACCTATGTTAGACATTCTAAGAGAAGGTTTACCACGAGGAGTGGGATGAGACCAGTCATATAGAATCTGTTTCATTGATTCTCCAAACTGTTCTATTGTGTCTTCTTCTAAGTCGATGTGTTTATTATCAGCCAGTACGCCTATCTTATTATAGATGTCTTCTACTAATGTGTCAAGTGTTTTCTTTTTATTTGTCATATTATTCTCTGTGTTTTACAAACTTAAGTTTACGAGTTTGTGAATTAAACATTAACAACTGTACTCCTGCTTTAACTTGTTCTGTAGTTCTACCTGTACATTTAGTTAAATTATTACCTGTCTTCTTATGTAGTTGAGGCTGTGCTGTTTTAACATCTATCAGAATTATATCTCCTTTAGAATCTCTAACTACTAAATCAGCAAGACCTGTACATCCACAATTTTTAAATACTTCATAGCCATTGTCCCATAACCAAGTTACTGCATAGAACTCAGCCATGTCTCCTTTTCTACTATCACAATGATTATTATTTTGCCTCATCTTTAATTCCTTTTTCTTTATATAGTTTCTTATAAAACTTACCAACTTTTAATATCTCACTTGGAGTTGCTGAATTTTTTATAGTGTTTGCAAGATTAGAAACAACTATACAATTATCTAATACATATCCTTTGTTGTTGTCTATCCTATCTATAGTAGGAGAACTTTTCCAGTCTTCTCTACCATGAACTAATTTAATATTAAGAACTGGACATATTTCCGGAAAGTGTATTTCTTTTTTTACTAAATTAAAATCCATATTTTTTTTCTTGGCTCTTGTTTTTGCATCATAAACCATACTTGCTTTGAGGTATCTGTGATTGTTATCTCTGTAGTATTTATTATAACATGTTCTACACTCGGCTCTCAGTCTACCATGCTCTCTCTTAGAAAAAAATTCTTCAGTGTATTCTTTTTCTATACCACATTTAGTACAAGCTTTAGTGGGTTTCACTCCAACTTCTCCCTGTCTTGTATTCACCATCCAAAGGACAGCGAAGATTAAAATGTGTACCTGCTTTGACAATACTATCTACTGCCAACTGACCTACCTTCTCGGCATGACACTTAGGAACTTCTATCTGCCACTCATCATGTATGTTGGCAACAAACTTATATTCCATGTTGTTCAGTACAAGTAACTCATCAAGTATAACTAATGCTTTCTTCATAACGATAGCACCTGCTCCCTGTAACAAAGTGTTAAGAGAAGAGTGAGCATTACGTATGTAAAGCTTCCTACCATCTAAACCTTTGAGGTATTTTTTTGAAGCTGCTCTTTGTACTCTGTCTCTAAGAGACTTAAATGTAGGCTTATTATCAAAGAAATATTGTCTAGCTCTCTTACCATCTGATGTATTTCCTCCGACCACGCTACCAAGCTTTTCATCTCCTGCTCCGTACATGAGTGCATAGATGAATGTCTTTGCCTTATCTCTTGATTCAAGTTTTGCAGCTCTTTGATTAGCTGTGTGTATGTCTCCATCTAATATCTCCTTTATATAGTCATCATCATTCATATAGTGTGCCAACATTCTAAGCTCTAGACCACTGGCATCTACACCTAGTAGTACATTACCTTCATCTACAACCCAACAAGACCTACATTCTTTACCGTAAAGGCTGTGAACAGAAGGTACTTGTGCCATGTTAGGACTTCTATGAGTCATCCTACCTGTGATAGCACCATTAGGTATAACGAAACCATGCACACGACCATCATCTTCTACAGAGTTGACCCAAGAATCTACTTGAGCTATTCGTTTCTGTATCAAAAGAAAGTCTGCAATAAGTTTTGCTTCACGTATATGTGTAACTGCTGATAGAGTTTTCTCATCTACTATAGGCTGACCTGTAGGTGTAAACCTGTCGGGCTTCCAACCAAAGTCAATAAGATATTCTCCAATCTGTTTACGACTACCAAGATTAAACTCTTGTAAAGTCTGTCTCATGAAAGGCTCAAAGTTATTTGTATCCAAACATCTTTGATACTCATCATCAGTTACACCACGTTTAGATAAGTTACCATCCTTCTTAATGTAAGGCTTGACTAACTTATCATCTACCCATTTAGGTTTGAATGTATTGTGTACTTCATCTTCTATACGTTGAGACTTTTCTCTTAGCTCTGCTAATAAAATTAGTGCAGACTCCATATCAAACATGAAACCATTTACTTCTTGCTGTTTAATAATCTTAGCTACAGATTGCTCAAGGTCTATACAAGATTTGCTAAACCCTTTCGACTCATTGCGAAGTGATTTATATACTAATGTATTTACTTGTACATCTCGCACACAATACTCTAACATCTTAGGAGAATAGTTTAGGTAGTCTTCAAAGTCTATCTTTGCTAGACCAAGTTTGTATCCCCACTTCTCTAAGCTATGTCCACCATCTCTTGTAGGATTGAATAGCCTAGAGAGTACAAGAGTATCTATAACTTCTTTACCACTAAGATCGATTTTACCAAACTTTTCTACAAGTGGTATATCAAATCCTATAATGTTATGTCCAATTAACCTGTCGGCTTTCAATAAAAGTTCGTAACCTTCAGATAGTTTATCAGGTGGATACTTATATATCTCTCCTGTGTTTGCATCTTGTGCTACAATACAATGTATCAGCGTTGCCTTCAGGTCATCTGTCTCTATGTCAAATACTAAATCCATAACTAAAATGCCTCATCTAAACTGTTGTCAAATTCTATATCATTATCAGAAAGTTCTGATAGTCTACCAGTCTCTGCATCATAGATTACTCTAGCTGCAAGACCTACATCACCAGTATACCTAGACTTAAGAACTCTTAGTCTTGTAGTTCTAGCTTCATCAGGGTCATCTGCTTGTTGGTTTCTTTCTAATGCTATCACACAATCACTAAGCTGTCCAATACTATTTGAACCTCTTAGATGAGATAGTGATACTTCAATACCATTCTCATGACCCTTGTTACCATCAACTCTACGTAAGTGTGAAACCAAAATGATTCCTGCACCTGTCTCTTCTACCAAACTTCTTAGTCTAGTCATGATAGTATCAATGGCTCGTCTTTCATCTCCTTCATGTACAGCACTGACTAACATATGTAAATGGTCAACGACCACCCACTTGCAATCACATCCTATAATCATGAAACGAAGCTTAGTAAAGATGTCATCTATGTCGTTAGTTCCGAAGTGGGAATGTACCCATACTCTATTTCGGTTATCACCATCGTATAGCATATCAAACATCTTATCTAATTCTTCTTTGGAAAACTTCTCACGTTCTTGGTCAACGTACAACCTAGCGTTAGCTTCGATAGATAAGATACCATCAATGGTTCTTCTCCAATCTTCTTCTAATGCTATGATGCCTACGTTATCTTCTGTGTTCTTGATAAGATGATGTTCAAGTTCTCTTGTAACACTTGACTTACCAAGACCAGTACCACCTGTAAGTGTGACCAGTTCTCCTGCTCTAAGACCATACAATTTCTTGTTCAGTCCTTCATAAGGATAAGGAACGCTTTGTTTCTTTTCACGATTGTGAAACTTCTCACGTTGTTCAGTAACATTTATAACACCTGAAGGTGTGTAAACTTTACTAGCCCACCAAGCCTCAACAAATTCTTTGTGCCTATTAGAACGAAGCATATCGTTAGGGTCTTTAAAACCATTAGGTAAAGAAAGTATCTTAGCTTTCCCGGGCTTGAAAAGTCTAGCAACTTTAATAGATGCTTCCTTTCCTGCCTTATCATTATCAAATGCAATGATGACATTTTCAAACTCTTCAAAGAACTCTAAGCTTTCTTTGATGTCTCTCACTGCACCATTTGCACCACGCTTGATAGATACAACAGCCCACTTAGAACCTAACAGTTCATAGGCAGCCATTGCATCACACTCGCCTTCAGTTATAGTAACATACTTGCCACCTTTAAATAACTGTTGACCAAACAAACCTGTCTCGTTGTAAGTTCCAGATACAAAGAAGTCTTTGCTCTTTACGTTACGAACTTTAGTAGCTGATAACTCATGACCATTATAGAATGGATAGAAATGTTTAACTACATTACCTTGTAGGTCATGTACACATTTAACTCCATACTTCTTGGCTGTGTTAACAGTAATCTTTCTATCAGTTAAGGCAGAAAAATTACCTTCATCTACTATATCAGGTTGTTTAGTCTGTGTTGTCGTTACTGTTTGCATATCCTTTCCTCCACATGCGTTAGTATAGCTCGGCATAAATTCTCCACAACTAAAACACTTTGCTGAATCATCTTCATTGATTCCAACAGCATCACTACTGTCACAAAGTGGACAAGGTTGATGTAATTTATCCCAAGTTTTATCCATGTTAGCCCTCACTATGAATTAAGATTCTTCTGTATCTTCTACAGGTTCTTCTACAGTTTCTTCTTCTTGTTCAACGACAGCCTCTGGACTATCTTTCAATACAGATTCAAGGTTGCTTTGATGTCCTTGTGAAGCATAGTTCAATGCCTCTACTAATACATTCAATGTTCCTATCTTACTGATAGATACATTAGCACCTGCTCTCTTCTGCTCGTCCTCAATCTTTGATACATCATAGACTGATTCGCCATCATCATTCTTAATAGTAATAATCATATTAAAATTCCTCGTTATCAGATTCTTGTTCAGCGTATTCCACTAAGCTATCTACCTTAACAGCCATCAGTTCTGCAAACCTACCATAATTATTTTTATATGGTTTGATTTTAACAGTTACTTCAGAGCCATTACCTACTGCTACATCCATTGCATTACCATCCATGTCTACCAACTTAGGTGCGACATTGGCACTACCATCATTCTTAGATGCTCTCTTACTAAAAGTAAAAGCAGGTTCATCATACTTAGCTTCGCCTGTCCTTGACCTAACTTGATTCAGTCCTAAGTCTTCCAACTTAGATGCTGTCTCGGTGTCAGTCAGTACAGTTAAGCCATACTTGTGAGGTTCAAACCTCGTGTTAGGCGTTGTGATATTAGCCCACATTGCCTTTCCTTTTACATACTCATACATATGTTTTCCTCCTTTGGATTGTATTAAGTTGTGACATTATAACAGAGTTAGTCTTTCTTGTCAAGTCTTTTCTGTCTTCTTCTTGCATTGTTTCTATCTCTTGTAAATTGTATAGCCCCTTGCAAGTCTTCCCATAACTCATCAAGTGCTTCTTTCTTTTGTTCTTTGTTAAGTCTTGTAACGATTTTGATATCAGACTTCTTAGGAATCCACGTGTCCCAGTATTGTTT